TGGTTAAAGAGGCTCTTGGTATTGCACACGAGAAATTGGTTCAGTATAAAGAGATGGGTGAGTTTTTAGGTAGCAAGCGCTACAGCAACGACTCAGTTGTAACCTTCATGAAGGACGTGTTTCCTGGATATGGAAAGACTAACAAGGACACTAAGATTTCTGGAGTCAAGGAAGCCTCGCTTCTTTCAGACGATCAGATTAAGGCCCTTGGTTTGTCTCGAAATGCTCAAGGAGCGCTCGAGATTCTTGAAACCCAACCTGGTGCAACCTTTGCTCCTGGTTCCTGGTGGAATGCATTTAATGCAGTCACCTACATGACTGATCACGTCATGGGTAAGACTCAAGAGTCTAGGCTAACTTCAGCGTGGTATGGCTTGAACAAGAGCACTAAAATTAAAGCTCTTGAAAAAGCTGTGGAGTATGCTGAGGCAGCTTAATCTTAAGCCTTCAATTTGGATGCCACCTCTTCGGAGGTGGTTTTCCTATATACAGCCGGCCGTTACGTTGATAATGTCTATCGTTATAGTTATATTTTTTTTAATAACATTTTCAATAACGAACTACATCATAAAGCTATTCAAGATAAATAATAATGTAATATAGCTCAAGGATCACTCTAATGAAAAATGAATCAAAAATGTGGGAACATTATTGTAAAATAGATAAAACTACCTGGAGTGTTGAGAAAGGCGCGCCGTGTAATTGGTGTGGACTAACTGAAGAAGCATATAATTCATTAGAGGGCAATACAAAAGAATTTTTGACCGAAGAATGTATGACGGAGGGCTGAATGGCCATGCAACTAGTAGAACTAACAGATGAAGCTAAAAGCTTTTTGAAAACAAGACAACCAGATGGTGGTTATGTATCATTAGGAATTGATGGTGGAGGGTGCGCTGGATTTACATATTCGTGGGACACAACAAAAGAAATTAAAGATGGAACTTTAATTGATAACGTGTTAGTTGTTGACCGTTTGACAGAAATATATATAATAGGAAGTACTATTGACTATGTACAAGAAACGGCTGGTTCGTATTTGAAAATTATAAATCCTAAGGCAACAAGTAGCTGTGGGTGTGGAGAGAGCTTTGGTGTATGATAAAAATTGATTGGAAGGGAAAGATAGGCTATGGCGATATAGTCTCTCCTATTTGTTATGCTTATAGTATGGCTCAGAAAAATTGTCAGAATGTTGAGCTTGTATTTCATTGGCCTAATAAGAAAGGTGTCTTATATAAAGACGAGGACGCTGAGTCTATCGATGAAAGAGCAAGGTACCTCTCTATGTTAGCAGCACCAATAAATTATCATCGTGTGAAGATCAATCATAAATTCAAATCTAAAATAGATTACAATCACTCAAACTACGACGACGGTAGTGAGTTTCATAATTTCTGGTATGCTAAAACCAGGAATATGGAAATCAACAATAGCTATGTTGCAATGAATACAACAGTAAACCACAAGCAACAGTTAAAAGAGTATGGTGGCAAAAGTAAAACGTGGAAAGATCCCGTCGGTCTTCCTAGATGGAAGGAGCTCGAAAGTAATATTATTGGTGAGTGGGGAATGGAAGTTAAACACGTAGGGTATGATCAGTCGATTAAAGAAGTAGTAGATATATACAAGAAGTGTACTTTAGCAATTGGATATCATGGATCAACAATGTGGGTTGCAAGATATATGAGATGTCCTATGGTAATATATTCAGATAGTAGTATTACAAGAAAATCCTTTCCGTGGGCAATAACAAAGAAGCACTTAGAGGTAAAGGATTTAATTAGTAACAATCCTTTAGATTTAAGAAATCAATCGTTAAACAGATTAGGTGAATTGAATGACCAATTTAAACAATACCTCAATATCCCAAATATACATAGGTTACGAGGCAAGAGAACATGATGCTTGGAGAGTATGTGAATTTAGTATTCGACATTCTTCAGTTCCATCATTAAAAACAGAAGTTAAAAAATTAAAAAGTCAAAATATTCCGGAATATAATAGAAATTGGGGTGAACCCCAATCGACAGACTTTACATTTACTAGATTCTGGGTTCCTTATTTAAGTGAATTCAAAGGGTACAGCATGTATGTTGATTGTGACTTTTTATTCCAAATTAATCCAAATCACATTATGAAGCATGTTAATTCAGAACATGCTGTTAGTGTTGTGAAGCATCCACCTTATATACCACACACAACAAAAAAGATGAACGACATTCCTCAACACAAATCGTTCAGAAAGAATTGGGCCAGCTTAATGATATTTAATAATGAGCACCCATCTAATAAAATTTTAACGCCAGAGTATTTAAACAATCATAGACCTGGGTTAGACTTTCATCATTTAAAATGGCTAAAGGACGAGGAGATAGGAAGTATACCTTTAGAATGGAACTGTCTGGATCAGTATTATCACTTAGAGAATCCAAAAGCAATTCATTATACAGATGGTGGACCGTGGTTCAAAAAATATCAAAACACCAGATATGGAAAATTATGGTCTCGAGCATTTGAGTGGATGAGGAAATATACACCTAACGACCGGTCATCCTACAGATGAATGATATTACATTTTCCATAACTTATTATGGGCAAATTAACCACCTCCAATATCAACTGGACTTCTTTAGTGCGCTTCCGGAGACACTAAGAAATCACATATCACTTCAAATAACTAATGATGGTTATAATGACAGTAAATTGTTTATCGATATCTGTGAAAGACACACGGACGTACTTGACCTTAGTGCATATCTGGTAACTAAAGACCTTGGATTCAATAGTCACGGATGTAGAAACTTAATGATGATGCAAAGCCCTACGAAGTGGAATATGCTTATGGACATCGATGCATATCTAAACAAACAAACAGTAGAAGATATGATTACATTACGACTATCTGATAAGAAGATTTATGTGTTTAAAGTAACTTTTGATCATGAAGATAATCCTCACGATTATGAATTATGGGATCCGAAAGAAATTTTAAAAATAATTGCTCATCCCAATACGTGGTTAATAACTAAACCAGCATTTTGGTCTAGTGGTGGATATGATATAGAGTTCACAGGAATGAGACACGGCGATGAAGAATTCTTTTTATCATTAGATCACGACGTGTTTGAACATATTTTGTTTCATCCTTACTTGGCTAAACCATCAGAGATGCATGTTAGAAGACCTAATCGTAATAGGAGTTATCTTAATCAAGGTACTGAACATTCAGGCCACTTAAAAAGAATTGTTGACTTTGTCAAGAAAAGGAATGAAGATAAGAATAGAAAACATAAGAAGCGTTTAATTTGTTTTCCATGGAAGAAGGTAGTATGAAAAATATAACAAGGTTGTTGACAGTTGCATTTGTAGTTGTTGTTATAACCGCTATGTATACAACAGGAAGGTCTCAGCAGCTTAGCTTCGATCAAGATGTTGATAATATTTGGGCCAGTGAACATAATATAGTATTCGATGAAAATACTTATTGTCTGGCAGAAGCAATATATTTTGAAGCTGGTAATCAACCAGTTGCTGGTAAGGTTGCTGTAGGTAGTGTAATATTAAATAGAATGTTTGCTGAAGAATACCCAGATGCAGTTTGTGGTGTTGTACATCAAGGACCTGTAAGAGAGTCGTGGAAGAAGAACGGTACCTTTTATCCTATAAGACATAAATGCCAGTTTAGTTATTGGTGTGATGGATTATCAGACACACCTAAATTTGGTCCTACATGGAACGATTGTTTAGATATTGCTGGTTGGTTAATCGATGGTGATCGACATGCTGATGCAAGCATAATTGACATTACAGATGGTGCAACACATTACCATGCAACATATGTTTCGCCAAGTTGGAGTAAAGCATTACAGAAGGTCGTACAAATTGAAGCACATATATTTTACAAATGAGTAACACGATAGGGACAAAAGATCCTACCCAAGGGATAAAAACCCCTACCCAGTTTGTTGCTGAGGTAGAAAAAATAGTCAAAGAAAAGAGAATGAACTATCTTGATGCTTGTCTAGATTATGCTCGTACTGCTAATGTAGAAATAGAAACGATTGCTAGTTTAATTAAAGGCAGTCAAACATTAAAGAGTAAGATACAAACAGATGCAGAAGCTATTAGGATGTTAAAGACAGCGGGTGGAGCCAAATTACCTTTATGAAAGTAGCAATAAGGATGGACGCATACGAAGCATTTCAAAAATATTTAGCACTAAAAACACATTTTAAAAACGATAAGTATGATTACTTTCGGTATCATGGAAAGTTAAAAGGTGATAGAGCTAGGTTCGAGGTTCGCAAAGACAAGTATAGTTTTCATAAGATCTCTAAGATGAGGCATCCAGAGGATTATATGGTTGCTAATTTTTTAGTTAATTCTAACTTCTGGTCAGGAGATGTCAATGATGAAAAATCATTGAAAATTTATAGTGAATGGAAAAGGAGAAGGGATAGTAGGACGTATTTGTTTAAGAATGAAATTGAAGATATGGATGATGACTTTGATAGTAATATAAAGATTACAGAAGGAGAGCATCCAAGGCTTTTAGTTTTATACTTACGTAACGTAATTAGTCCGGAAACGTTAATCATTCTCGACAAGCTAGTTAGTCACTTTCGCTATTGGAACAAACATATGGCTGATGATTTAATTTGGCCAGATGAATATAAGAAGTTGAAAAAATATGCACCTTTTTTTATGAATAGTGTTGACCTAGACACATATAAGGGTATAATAGTAGATAGGTTTAAGGATAAATCATAATGGATTTAAACATAAGCCGCAATATAACGAATACAACGTAATATAGGAGAATACGTATATGGCAAGTTCATTTGCACAATTAAAGAAGAGCCGACAATCTCAGATCGAGAAACTTACAACAGAAGTATCTAAGCTGCAAGGTCAAGGAGCACCTCAGGGCGCTGATGATCGTTATTGGAAACCAGAAGTAGACAAGGCCGGAAACGGACATGCTATGATTCGTTTCCTGCCAGCACCAGAAGGCGAAGATGTGCCTTTTGTTAGGATTTGGGACCATGGGTTTCAAGGCCCTGGTGGTTGGTTTATAGAAAGATCTTTAACTTCCCTTGGCCAAAACGATCCTGTTTCTGAGTATAATACTACTCTATGGAACAGTGGAGTTGAGGCTAACAAAGACATAGCGCGTAAACAAAAGCGTCGCTTGAGCTTTATGTCAAATATTTGTGTTATAGAAGACCCTGCTAACCCTGACAATGCGGGTAAGGTGTTTCTTTACAAATATGGGAAAAAGATATTCGACAAACTCAATGATATGATGAATCCTGAGTTCGAAGATGAGAGCGCGATAAACCCTTTCGATCTTTGGGATGGAGCTAATTTCCGTTTGAAGATGCGGAATGTTGAGGGGTTTCGAAACTACGATAAGAGCGCGTTCGACGAGCCTTGGCCATTGTTTGATGATGATGAAAAGCTCGAAGAAGTTTGGAAGAAGTGTTATTCTCTCCAAGAGCTGATTAATCCTTCTAACTTCAAGAGCTATGATGAGTTGAAGCAAAGACTATACAGAGTATTGAATCTTGACGGGGGAGCACCTACTGCAGCTGCAACGGCTGAGGATCAGGAGGTGAGCCGTCCGGCTCCAACGAGTATTGCCGACACTGAGGTAGTGGAAGTTGAAGATGATGATGACAGTGTGGCTTTTTTTAAAAAGCTAGCTGATTAGTCTGGTCGGGAGTGGGCCTTCGGGCCCACTTTTTAAAACTTCTAGTTCGTTACCACCTGGGATAAGCATACCGCGACATCTTGCCCCAGCGAGCGTCCCAGGGCGAGCCCCCGGCTAGTTGGGGAGGTTGCTGCTTTGCGTTCGGTGATACGACTGCATTGGTATCGCCAACCGAAACATTTGTAGGGGCAATTACTGTAACCCCATTTTGTGAATTATCTGGGGCCGGGATAGCAAGATTTTGTGAGAGCGGCTTCAACGTGCCGGTCAATTCGCCAGCACCAATGCGCGGATCGATCCCGACGTCGCGCCCTCGCCGAGGATTGAAAAAGCCTTGCTCAGTAGCACCCTCTGGCAGCGGTACGAGCTCGGTGGATTGCGCTGGAGCCGGCTTATCATGTGTCGGGTCCCCATATGTCGTCGCCAGCTCCATGTCCGTTTTATACGGATCAAAAGCAGTTACAGGCAGGCCCATTGCCCACTGGGCAAGGCCCGTAGCCATTCTGTCTCCGAAAAACGCGCCGATTCCTGCGCCCACTGCCCCGCCGAGCAGGGCCGTCCAACCACCCGGGGCGCCTACTATCGCGCCCATCGTCCCGCCCAATGTCGCACCGGTGATGCCACCGAAGAGTCCAGCAATATCTGGTACCATTTCTTTAGGAGACCTACCTTGTTCGAATCCATCTGAGACTAACTTCCACAGCAGATAGGGTGTCACGATGGATTTTATTACAGGAGTTTTTGATGCCCATTTTCCCAACTGTTTGATACGTTTCACACCTTGCATCTTTTTGTCCACGATCTTCTGCGCGGCTGCCCTTCTCTTGTCCATATCGACAAATCGGCGTCTCCCACCGGTTTCTTGCCATTGGCCCGCCCTGTTCCGCGCGACCCCTTTCGTAGCCCTTTTCTCGACTTCCGCCGCTTTCCATTGTTCGTGCTTTCCTGCTCCTGGCGTCCCAAACCATTTGCGCGCATCGGTTCCTAGCGCCGCCTGGCCGGCGGTTTCCAAGCCTTCTTCACCAATTGCTTTTTTATCCCACTCCGAGGTATCAATGCCGAGTTTATCGCCGATAGCCTTCATCATACCCCCAACCTTGCCCTCTAACAGCGACAAGGCTGTTATGCCCGCGATGATTGCAGCGACTTTAAGACCTACAAATGCGCTTAAGAATAGAGTCAGGGCACCTAAGCCTATAGCAATGGCCCCCCAGCTCCAGCCTCCGCCTTCGCCTTTGCCTTTGCTTTCACTAAGCTCATCGTCGCCCTTTGTAAATAAAGTAGTAAGCGCAGCTATGGGGCCATCTTTCTTCCAAGCGGCAAAGAAAACCTTCATTCCCTCTATCCCCTTTTTAAACCACGACTTTTCATCAATAAAATTATCGTGCCAGACCTCTTTAATTGCCGTAAATATCTCTCCGAGATTTGCTTCCGAAAGTGGCTTGCCAAGTTTTTCTTCAAGTAAGCCTTTAATATACACTCCTATCAAAGTCAGGCCCACAAGTGTAAATATTTTTTTCCATACACCAGGTTTAGTAAACCAACCAACAATGCCCATCCCTATTGTTTTTAGCAAGCCAAATGGGGCAGCAAGCATACTGAGCAGTCCCCCCTTCTCACTCTCTTTTTCTTCTTCTTCTGGTTTTTTGAAAAGTGGTTTTGATAAACTTTTAAGCGGTTTTAATTTCGCCCGAGCTTTTTCATAAGGATCAGGTCTACCCTTTACCATGGTCTTTAACATTGAGATCATTGTTTGATTGAGGAGTTGTGTATCTGTTTTGATTTCTTGAAGCAAGAAGCCCATCTTGTTAAGAACTTTTTCAATACCTTTTAGACCTGCCACTATCTGACCAGCACCGTCCATATTTGATCTAACAATATTTGCTGCGGCGGTTTCTTTTCCATTTCCATCTCCACCTTTACCACCACTGCCCTTCATAAATTCAGCTGATTGTTGCATCCATGCTTGAGCAGCGCCGGCGCCCGGATTTGAGGCCAACGATGACATCACTGCACCTTTACCTGCACCGTACAGAGCTTTGGCACCACCTACGAACGGCGCCAGCGGTAACTTAACCGCTCCCTTAGCTATTCCTCCTAATGATGGTAGAGCCATAACTTAATTCCTATTTTTTACTACCTGAGCCAACATAGAGACCAAACCAAGCAGCGCCTGCTCCAACTATTACCGAAACAAAAGCCGATTGTGAATTAGTCGGCTCTGGCAACTGCATAAACCATTCGGTTACTCGGTAAAAAGCAATTGCGTACATAAGCATTAACAACCGAGGAACAATACGCCATCTATCAACAGCAGAAGCTGTTACTTTATTATACCAGCTTTCCTGTTTAGGTGCAGCAACAATTGTTACATTGCTTTTTATGTTACTTTTTGGCATCAGCTTGTTTTCTTTTTTCTTCCTGTTCTTTAACATGTTCTGACAATAAAGTATAATATATGTCTCTCTCAAACGGATAAAGGTTTTCGATGTCGCCCATACCCCACTTCCAATGATTGACCATCGCAAAATTCAATTGATAAAAATTTGCAAGGTTAATGTGGCACAGGCTTAGGAAAAAAAATCAGCTAATCCTGATAACACCCTTGTCTTAGTTTTTTTACCAACCTTATACTCAATTTTATGTTCTAGCTTTGGCATAGTATCAAAGAAATTTTGAACATCTTGGAAGTTATCAGTACTAAAAGAGTCTACAAAATCATTTACTTCCTTTTTACTATAATCCTTAAGCTCGTGTACTTCTTCATCACCAACATAAATTTTATCGATACAGCTTTTAATCATATCAAATGTTATTTCAGTTCCAACTGTATTCATATCTGACAGTGATAGCTTTTCTAAAGTAGCATATGTCGGATATTTCATCATTAAACTGACGTCATCATTTAATTTGATATCCGGTTGATGACCTTCAGGGAAAACTACATTCACCTGATTAAGATCTACCTCAATATCAACTTCTTGCTTAGTATCTTCATCATTAATACTAAACTTAGCCGTTTGTCCAACTGAGTTCGATCTTAAACGTAAAAATATAAACTCGATATCAAAAGTTGGCGCAGCACTTAAATTTACTTCGCCCTCTATAATACAATTACTGATAATCTGTTTTACAGCCTTTATCATATCATTTGGGTTACCCGACTCCTGAGCAAGAAGAAGAATTTTTTCTTCTTTAACCAAGAACGGTCGACAAGTTACTTTTTCCTTTGTCGAAGGAATTTCCAACTCAAAAGTTGGATGTGTTAAAACTGGTAAAGTCATAATAATAAACCTCCATCATTATTAAATTAAAATAATCTATTCATTGCGCGACTAGTCACACCAGCAAATAGTGCAGTATTGGTAAGTACGTTAAGTGCACTACCAATTGAATTAGGCGGGTTAGAATAAATCTGACTGCCTAAATTTACAACCGATCCTAATATACCGATCCATTCGGACATAGAAAAAGCTCTTGCGGTCGTCGTTTTCCCAGTTGGCAACTGGTCTAAACTATATCCTCTAAACGTGAACTGTATAGGGAGAGTACTAAATTGATTCTCAGCATTCCACGCTACCGATACATCTCCTATTTGTATTGGAAATGCTTCGTTCAAAGTATATGTTGCTATCTCAACTTGTTGTCCCGGACGATCTATGGGGTATTTGTAACCTCCAACCATCGGAGCTTCGTCTCCGACGAATTTTATGTCCGGATCTTGGGTACCAGTTAAAGTAGTAATTTTAACATCGGTGATATAACTATCTCTATACCCTATTTCATAAAGCCCATGTTCTAATGCAGTTTCTCCAAGTTCACCATTTCTGTGATCAGCATTGACTATAGCATTTGCCCACTGATTAAAAAATTTTAGAACAAAACCTCTACCATCTAACATAAAGGTTAAAGGAATGTCTGTAACCTGAACACCAAACGGGCGTCTATCAAACACACCCATGTTTTGTCGTCTATGATCACTAGTGAGTATTTGTACCCCTGGAAGACTAGCGCTGCTACATAAAAAGCGCAGACGCTCTTTCGGATCTTGTAACCAAAATTCTTTACCCCCTTTTACTCCTTTACCGGTAAAGCCTGGAGCTGTTTCTTTATCAGAGTTTGTTAATTGAGTAACAAAAGGAGGTATACCAATATCAACATAAAATAAAGTCGGTCTGAATAAACCATACTGTGTGCTTAATTCACTTTTGAACCCTTCTATATTAAAAAAACTACGGTTGCCCCTTCGGGTACCCTCTCGGTCAAGAGTCTGGGCAAGACCAGACGCAATACCTGACAATCCTCCTATAACAGTTCCTACTTTATTAACTGGCATTATTGTTTTCTCGATGAGTCGTTAAAAACTTTATTTTTGCTCGCCCCTGTAAACCTTTCAGTCGGTAAAAACAGAGCCATATTCCATTGTTGTGGATCTATTTGTACAAAGCGAGATTTTATATTACTATTTAGGTATCTTTTAATACATGCTTTATAATATCCTAGTTTACTTGCCTGCTTTAATGTCCTATATGTTAGTTGAATTATTGCGCTTTCAGGCAACTTATCATCGTCTATATAATCCCACAATGCATCCATTAACATTGCTCTATGCCCATGTCGTAAATAATGCATGTTTAATCCTAAGAAGCTATCGTTTTGAGCATCGATTGGAAATACCAAAGGGAACTTATCCCAATATGGCAACGTGTCTTTTGTTTTAGCATCATATGAAAACATACACAGTCGTCCGGGAACTAATCTACTGGTTAATGTTCCACCACCTCTCATCATATCACCTTGTGATACACGTACAGTATTGTCTGCGAACCAGTCTCGAGCTGTTGAAACATTCTTAAATGCTTCTGGAGCACCTCTGTCTAGTAGTTTTTGAAATACATAAGATACCATTAAAACAAATTATCCTCCGTTAGTATTTGAAATTGCCATCTTCTATCTTTACAAAAGCTAGTAGCAGCCTCCCATTTAGCCTCATTAACTGCAAAAGTTTTAACTTGTTTGATATACCTTCTTGGATGTTTTGGATCCTTAACAGGTAGCTTGCATTGAGCCTTTGGTTTAACCTCTACTACAGATATATTTATCTTTCCGTCAGGCGACCTCTTTTTAATCCAGAAGTCTGGAAAGTATCTATGCAGCTTGCTATCAACAGGACTTCTATAAATTATACAAAATTCTTCGCTGGACCATTGCAATACATCTTTATGATCATCTAAATAGCACATAAGTCTACGTTCCCACAAACTTCTATAAATAACGTTAGTGGGATCACCCTTATACTTAGTTGGGTTTTTGGGTTTAAATTTACCTTTATAGCTTGGCATAGTATAAATATTTATCAGAGGAACAACAATGGCATTTGGAAGTATAGCGTCGACCAAAATAAAAGACAAACGAAGTCATACAGCCGGTTCAGAGCAGTGGGCGGCTGCATCTTTTCCTCAAGATTTAGGCATTCACTATATGCATTTCGAGTTTTTTCATCAGCAGTTTCAAGGTCGAAATCGTGAGCCGACAAAGATTGGTCGGGGAAGTGTTCAATTACCAATACCAACAAATCTAATAGATATTATTAATCTACAATATAATGATGCAGAATTAGGAATGCTTGGTGGAGGGATTGCTAATTGGGTTGCAAGTGCAGATGATAAAGTCACCAAAGTGAGCAGATTGGCGAGCAGTGCAATGGGAATGACGGTAGGTGAGATTGCGACGAATGTGGCCTCGAGCCTTGGCGAAACTGGGAAAGCCGCTTTGGAAAAGATGCAGGCTGATTTAGCCAGTGGCGGCGAGCTGACGTCAGGAGCATTTAGAGCAGGTACTGACCCGCTTGCAGTTGGTTTAAATAGAATGTTTGGTAATGTACCAAATCCAAATCTTATTACAATGTTTAGGGGAGTTGGTTTGAGATCTCATAGTTTTGAGTGGAAACTTGCTCCAAGAAATGAAAATGAATCTAGAATGCTCGCCAAAATCGTAAAAATATTTAAGCATTCTGCCTTACCAGGAAGGCACCACGAACACAAGAGGTCGCTATTAACATTTCCATACGAAGTTCATATATTAATTATCGGATCATCAAAGATAGCGGAATCGGCGCTAGGCGGTAAAAATGTATATGACCCATTGA